GTTCCATCATGCATCAGATGCAATCCGAAGGTAAAAGATACTTTCCTACATTACCTGAAATTGATACTCGAATATACGAGTACTTTAAACAATTTCCTCCTCGGCCTCAGGATGTTGTATATCAGCAAGCATTACATGCAGCGCGCAAAGATTTCACCATACCAAAACAGCGCATACGTCATGTTAATGATGTCATTAGACATTATCCACATCCCGATCGATCCCCAGGACTACCGTACACACGTCAAGGCATACGTAAGAAGGCAGATGTTGACACTAACATAATTAGATGGAATATCCATAAAGTCAAATACCAAGTTATTAAGCGTTTTCAAGTCCCGTGTACAGCTGCAGTGAAAACTGTCATTAGTACCAAGGACAAATTTCGGCTGGTTTGGGTTTACCCTACCGATATGACCATAATGGAAGGGATGTTTGCCCAACCGTTGATTAGGGCCTATAATAGTCTCTTTGATACACCATATGCAATTTGGTTTCGATGGCACCAAGGTCACATGAAACATTTGAACCAGAAATTAACTCCAGGGTCAAAATGGCTAGGAGTTGACTATTCATCATTTGATGTCAATGTGCCAGCCTGGTTAATCAGAGATGCATTCAAAATCCTACGGGACCAGCTCGATTTCTCACGCTATGAATTTTATGGAGCACCAACAGATCCTGAAACTATCCCAGTCTTATGGCGAGAGGTTGTTAGATACTTCATTAACACCCCCATTAAGACGAAGTCAGGCAAAATAGTTGTGAAACATTCAGGAGTGCCGTCTGGTAGCTATTTTACAAACTTGGTCGATTCTGTTTGTAACTGCATTATGACGCACTATTTGCTTAAGACCTTGAACGTTGAGTATTATCACCGCTATTTCATGGGCGATGACGGTTTGATCCGGATTAGAGGGGATTTCTCTTTAACAAAGTATGCCGCTCTGGCCGAGCGAGTTTTCGGATGTAAAATAAATCCCGACAAGTCAGAGGTTGGACGATTTGTTCACTGGCTTGGATACCAACTAGGCCCTATGTACCCAGTGATAGACATACAAAAAGCAATTGATCAGAT